TAGATGTGTTTGTACCAGACGCGGGATATGAGGCTAGGTGGACATCCGCTGAAAAACAAAAACTATATCTGCATAATGTAACTATGGAGAGAGCCTTAGCGGAATAGCATGACTTTTTTTCGTGGTTTGTTTCTATATTTGTTATTTACTTCTAATGCTTTTGCATTACCACAAGTAATTTCTGCGTGTTTATGGAAGTCAGATATGGCTGCTGCTTTACAATATGGAAGACAACACGATAAATATAAAGATAGTACTTGGCATAAAAACGAAGTAAGTTCTGTTTTAGCTAGAGATGGACAACCTAGGTGGTTTATTTTAAGGGTTTTGGAAATATTTGACTATGTGTGGAAAGATTACTTAGTAGAAGATACCCCATCTAAGGTATATAAGAGTACGTATAACAAGTGTATAAAAATTTATAAAAATCCAGTTGATATTTACTACTAATGGAACTAGACTTTACTTTACATCCAGGTCAATTAGAGATTTTTAACTCTACAAAGAGATTTAAAGTCTGTGCGGCAGGTAGAAGATTTGGAAAATCTTACCTTTCTGCTGTAACTTTACTTATAGAGGCTTTAAAAGAAGAAAACGAGTTTGGTTATAAGCTAGGACCACAGATTGTAACCTATTACGTAGCTCCAACTTTCCAACAAGGGAAAGATATTATGTGGAAACTCATAAAAGGGCTAGGCGAAGGAGTTATAAAGGACACTTTAGAGAATACTGGAGTAGTAAAACTAATAAATGGAAGGGAAATCCACATAAAAGGGTCTGATAGACCAGATACTCTTCGAGGTGTTGGTTTAAGTTACGTAGTTTTAGACGAATATGCTACTATGAAGCCCTCAGTGTGGGAAGAAATCATAAGACCTACACTATCTGACGTAAAAGGTGGTGCATTGTTCATAGGAACACCTGCGGGGAAGAATCATTTTTATAATTTGTTTTTAACTGCTAATAAATTAGATGATTGGGACTCTTTTGAGTATAATACGGCAGATAATCCTTTTGTCCCAGAAGATGAAGTAGAAAACGCTAGAAACACCTTATCTTCTGAGGTGTTTTTACAAGAATATCAAGCTTCTTTTAGAAGTGGTGGTGGTAATGTATTTAAAGAAGAGTGGTTTGACAACGTAGTAGAAGAAGAACCAGAAGGTCAGTACTATATTGCTGTTGACCCAGCGGGTTTTGTAGATTTACAAGGTAGAAAGATGACAAGTAAGTTAGCAAGACTAGATGAGTGTGCAATAGCTGTTGTAAAAGCAGGACCAGACGGGTGGTACATAAAAGATATTATAACTGGTAGATGGGATGTTAGAGAAACCAGTATACAAATATTAAGAGCAGCTCAAAAGTATAGACCAGCGTGTGTAGGTATTGAAAAAGGAAGTTTAAAAAATGCTATTATGCCATATTTAACAGACCAAATGAGAAGATTAAACACGTTTCCAAATGTAGTTGAAGTAACGCACGGTGGTAAAAAGAAACAAGAAAGAATTACATGGGCTTTACAAGGAAGACTAGAACACGGAAGAGTTTCTTTTAGTAAGGGTGAGTACTTAAAAAAATTAATAGAGCAAGCTTTAGATTTTCCATCTCAATTAACTCACGATGATATGTTAGACGCATTAGCGTATATAGACCAAATAGCAGTAACTTCATATATAGACCAACCTTGGGTTGATACTTGGAGTCCACTAGACAAACAGGCAGGATATTAATGGCAAATAGTATTGTAGTAAATGACTCACCAGACGGACAAGACAAATCTAATGACCCGTTAGCAGGGTGGATAGTATCTAAAGTTCGTGATTGGGAAGATTATAGGAATACAAATTTTAGAGCTAAGTGGAATGAATATTATCGCCTTTGGAGAGGTCTTTGGAAAGCTGAAGATAAAACTAGACAGAGTGAAAGAAGCCAACTAATTGCTCCAGCATTACAACAAGCCATAGAAGTAACTGTGGCAGAGTTAGAAGAAGCAGTATTTAGCTCTAAGCGTTGGGTTGATATAGATAAATCTACTATAGAAACTCCAGAAGAAGAGCAAGCTATGGGGTACTTAATAGACCAGCTATTAAAAGAATATGAATTAGCTAAAGTTCCTGATGCGGTAGCAGAAGTATTTTTAAATGGCGCTATATATGGTACAGGTATAGCTAAAGTTGTAGTTAAAGCTAGAGAAACAAGACAACCTGTTATGGACGAACAAGGTGTTATTTCTTCTGAAAAAACTATTGTTCCAGAAGTGTCATTAGTACCTATTGACCCAATGGAATTTGCAATTGACCCGCTAGCAAAAAATATAAATGATGCTGAAGGGTGCGCACATATTCTATATGTCCATAAAAACTCAGTTAAACAAAAGCAAGAGGCTGGTGTTTATGCAGATGTAGATATAGGTGGTGGTAAAGATGATAGTGATTATTGGGCAAGAGGAGAAGCGACTCCATTAAATAAACACGATTGGGTAAAAATTATAGAGTACCATGGTAGAGTACCTGTGGAATTATTAGACCCAATTGGTTCTGCTGTAGAAGAAGAATTAAATATATCCGCAGAAGAACAAGAAGAAAAAGCAGATACTGTAGAAGCTATTGTAACTATAGCAAATGACGGGACTCTTTTACGTGCGGTAGAAAATCCATTTTTTATGCAAGATAGGTCTATAATTGCATACCAGCATGATAGAGTACCCAATAGATTTTGGGGTAGAGGCATAGCTGAGAAAGGGTACTCTCCTCAAAAAGCTTTAGATACAGAGTTACGAGGAAGAATAGATGCTATGAGTTATGCTATTCATCCTATGGTAGCTATTAATGCAGCTTTAGTTCCACGAGACTTAAATACTACTTTTAAAGTATATCCAGGAAGGTCTATATTTACTAATGGTCCAGTTCAAGAAGCTATACAACCTATAAATTTCCAACCTCCTACATCTTTATCTTTTAATCAATCAGGAGATTTAGAAAGAATGGTTGAAATGGGAACTGGTGCTTTTCAAGCGGCAGCTTCTACTAACCAACAACCACAGAATCAAACTGCTAGTGGTATGAGTATGATTACTAGCTCAGCAATTAAGCGTAATAAAAGAACTTTGCAAAATATAGAAATAAACTTTTTAGATGAGTGGGTTAAAAAATCTGCTTATCGTTATATGCAATTAGACTCTGAAAAATATCCAGTAATTAATTTAAGATTTGTTATTAATTCTACTATGGGAATTATGGCTAGAGAATTAGAAATACAACAATTAGTACAATTATTAAATACTTCTCCTCCAGAATCTCCTAGTTATTGGATGCTTATAAAATCATTATATGAATTAAGTAATATTTCTAATAGAGAGGAAATGCTACCAATTATTGATCAGCAATTACAGCAAAGCTTACAACCGAAGAAGCCAGAGACTGACCCTGTTGCTATGGAACTTGTCAAGATAGAAGCTGATAAAGCTGAGACAGATGCTTTTAAAGCTGGAAGTGATGCAGTTTATAAGAAAACTGCTGGTATACTTAATCTTGCTAGAGCTGAAGAAATTGAAGAAGATAATATAAGAGAAGGTATTGGGGTAATTTCGCAATTAGCTAAAGACGAACAACAACTAATTAAAGATGAACAAGAGCGGGCGGTACGAGCACAACAACAAGGGCAAGTTCCTCAGCAAGCACAAGTAACGCCAAATATACAACAGGCTGCGCCAAGTAATACAGTATTACAGCAATAACCTAGAGGTAATATATAATGAATAAAGAACAAGAAGCTATATATGAAACTTACTTTGAGATGTTTAGTTCTAAGGGATGGCAAAATTATTTAGTCACAGTGAAAGAAGAGAAAGAAAATACTATAACTAAAACTATTTATGATGCTAGAACAGAACACGATTTAGGAAGAGCGCAAGGAGCAATACATTATTTAGATTTAGTTTTAAATTTAGAAAATACTATTGAAAATATGTATGATGAAGCTAAAAGGCAAAATAAAGAAGAAGAAAAAGAAGAAGATGATAAAAATTATATTGAACAAATAGAGGATAGTGGGTAATGTTATACGAGTATTCGTGTAACACACACGGTAGATTTTCTAAGATATGCTCATTAGCAGACAGAGAAGCAGAAAAGCCCTGTCCAGAATGTAATAAGCTAAGTAAGTTTGTTATATCAGCCTCCCAGTTTAAATTGGAGGGTATTACAGGTCACTTTCCCACTGCTGCTAGTAAATGGGAAAGAATACATGAAACACATGGTGAACTTAATACTAAGAGGAAATAGATATGGCAGAAGAACAAGTACTTATATTAGATAGAAATGTTCAAGATGCGGTTGATGCGCAAAATGAACCAGAAGAAGAACAGGTTGCAGCAGAACCTGAAAATAAAGAACCAGAATATGAAGTTCCTGATAAGTTTAAAGATAAGTCTATTGCAGATGTGTCTAAATCTTATGAGGAATTAGAAAAAAAACTAGGTCGGCAAGCCCAAGAGTTAGGTGACACTCGCAAGCTTGCAGACGACTTGCTACGGCAAGAGCTAGATAAAAATAGGCAAACGCAGGCTCAACAAGAAGAGCAACCTAAAGAGTTTGACTATGATAATCCGTTAGAATCCGTAAGAAAAATGATACAGCAAGAGCTACGTCCTGTCAGGGACGAACTAAAAGCTAACCAAGATGTCTCTACTAGAGATAAGTTAGAACAACAGCACCCTGATTATATGACTATCGCAGCTTCTCCTGAATTTTCTGATTGGGTCAATTCGTCACCTATTAGAGCAGATTTGTATAGACGCGCCAATGACCAGCTTGAATATAATGCTGCCGTTGAATTGTTAGATACTTGGAAAGCATTGAACCCTAAGAAGGAAGCTCCT